GGTTCCATACGTGTACTCTCTTGAGCTTTCTTAATAGCTTGGAAGAGCGCACCGTGATTTGAACCTACTAGGTCACTGATGATCTGCATGGGTTGGTTTTCAAAGGGTTGACCTGTGGCGTGGCGGTCATTACCTTTGCCTTTTGAGGCTTGTTGGTATGCGGCCTTTAACACCAGCTCCAGTTCTTTGTACTGCTGTGCTACAGTTTCCATAGTCTTACCTTCTTGTTTGTAAAGTCATAGTCTTCAGCGCGTAAGATACGGGCAACCTGTGCCTGTCTTAATGCTTCATCTTCTCCTAGACCTTGTTTGTTATATGCTGACACTACAGCTTCCCATGGGGTATCTACCTTAAGGGTCTTCCACCGTGTCTCTGTCAGACCTTTACGTGCTCCTGACTTAAAGGTGTGTTCGTACTTTTCCCAACCGATAAGACCATCTATAATCTTGGCTGCTGTTTCCATACCGACTGTCGGGCAACCTGCATAACCGTCAGTCACATCACCCGCTAAGGCTTGTATCAGATGGAAGCGGTCAGCTTCTTCTACGGTTGTTTCAACGATGCCTAGGTCTGTCTTATGCGTGAGATAGATTGGAGCTGGAATTGTCTTGAGGTCTTTGTCTTTAGTGACAATGATCTTCTTACCTTTTAGCATTGAGCCTGTAGCTAAGATCCCTAGGATGTCGTCAGCTTCTAACTCAGGTCGCAGCACGGTCTCGTAATTGTCAATCATGTACTGCTTCATAGCAGCAAGTAACATCGGCTTACGCTGCCCTACACGGTTCTTTTTATAGCTAGGAAGAACCTTACTTCTCCAGTTCTCCTTGTCTGTTAAGCAGATTATCAAACGGTCTGCGTTAATAGTCTTCTTGAGTTCTTGAAGTCTGTCTTCTAGCTTGGCTTCAGCTGGCTCTTGAAAAGCATGTAGTGTCCAGAAGCCATCCCCCCAGTTCACTGGTTCTTCTGCACCTGCAGCTATCTCAAAGGCATAGATGTCCCCATCAATTAAACCTATTGTTTCTTCTTTCATTATTTTCTCCACGGTATTGTGACTAAGCCAAACTGACTGAATACTTCTAGGAATCTTGTGGGGTTATTGCCAAAGTAAGTGAAGACTTGACCATGGCTATTACCACTGCTTCGTGTGTCATCAGGGACAACAAACTGGATACGATGATCTGGAAAACAGAAAGCTGCTCCATACTTACCTGCAGTTTCTGCGAACCACTTGGTATCAGTTACGTTGTTGGTGAGGACTATGGCTTGTTGAATCTGAGGTAGGCTCGTTATGAGTTTATCTAGAAACAACTTAGCCTCTCCTCTCCCATAAGGAGGGTTTAACCAGATGTTCCCAAACCATTCAGCTTCCAAACCATCCTGTCCCTGTTCCTTTATGAAACAACGAAGAGCCTTAACCTTCTCCTGTGCTCTGCAGTTCGTAGCAGGATCTAATTCAATAACACCCATAACTCTTCGCGCAGCTTCTAGGTATTCAAGAGGCGTTGACCATTCATTATTAGCCATCTGTTAACGCCTTCCAACTCATTGGATATAGCTGTTCAATAATGGTGCTAACCGTAGCGGCTAACTCTTGGATTTCTACTTGGGCGTGACTATCAGAACGCTGCTTACAAAAACGAGCATAGGCTGCTAGTGAGCCTGTCCAATACCAACTGACTTCTGCACCTTGAGGTAAGACCAGACGTGCCTGTTCAGGTGCGACACCATCTTCAATCATGCGGTCATACATGTGTACCGCTGTATCTGTGAGGTTCTTATAAACAGCACCCCAATATTGGGACATGTCATGCACACCTTCAGAGCCTTGTTTGGCAGAGCCTTCTGGTTTCTTCCTCCAAATTTCTGGGTAATATATTTTGGGTGTGCCTGAGATGTAGCGTCTTGACTCTTCGTTCTCCACAAAGCCTTGCTTATGTTTGAAACATTGAGTCCGAATAGGTACGGGTGCTGTCACTCTTAAGGTAATCTGTGCGTGAGCGAAAGGTGTCCAGTGATTATGTTTAGCCAAGTAGTTAATCAAACCCTTGTCTGACTCTTGGAGGTCTTCTTGTACTTTAGCGAAACTGACCCTAGCTGCATTAACTACAGTCAGGTCAGTCCCCATATGATCTACGTAGAGAGCATCCACTTAGTAGTCTACTTCTTCAGTATCAATCTTGATCCACATCCCAAAGAGATTCATCGTTCCCAAGATAGGATTAGTGCGTACACCAAGACGGTGCAGCTCATCACGTAGCTCTTTGAACTCTTCTGCAGTTATAAACACCGCTTTAACTGTTAAGTTTTTAGCAGCTGCTTCTTCCTTAATGCCTTGTAGCTTGTCCACTAGGGGTACTTCATATTCAATTCTCATCTGTCATCTCCGTGTGTTATTTCTAGTAGTGAACGACCAGCCGCTGTTACACGCCACCGTCTTCCGTAGTAGCTATGCCCTACGTGCGTTGTTAAAAGTCCTCGACTAGCCAACTCTGCTACGTGAACCGAATTAGTACGTGCAAAGTCTGACTGCAAGGTGAAAGGTTTTAGGTAGCTCCGCTGGAGAACTATCACTGATTGTTTATCCATCATGTTGTTTCCTTAATGACATTCAGCCCAATTAGCTCCGCTCTTAGCTTCACCATCTAGTGGGCATCTCCACTCGAAGTCCTCTCCCGCTTTACGGAAAGCTTCAACTGATACTTGCATTACTTCTTCTTTAAGTCCCTTTCGCACCTGCAGCTGGAACTCATCATGGACATGAGCCACCATTGCCCAATCCTTGCCGAATATATATCCTCTGGTGGATAGTTCTTGGTACAAGTTTATTGTTGCTTGCTTAACAAGTAATGCTCCTGCTGATTGTAATAATGTATTAAGGGCAGCGTGTTCAGAACGTATGTGAAGCTTACGTCCATCGATACCTATGATAAAACCTTTAGCTGCAGCTGACGCTACATCTTCACGGAGTCTCTTCAATGCGGGTGTCCTATTCAAGAAGTTTTCCTTGAGTTCTTTACCAGCCTTTGCACCTTTGCCTACGATAGTTCCAATCTTAAAGTCCCCAGCACCGTAGAGAAACGCATAGATAAAAGTCTTAGCGGTGTCTCTTGTTGGTAGACCAGCAGCTTGTTGATTGGCTGTGTGTACATCACCCTCTAGAAGCAGCTTCACGTAACTACCACCGTCATATCTCGCCATGTAATGAGCAAGACACCGTAGTTCTAAACCTGAAGCATCAGCTCCAATCTGAATGAAGCCCTCATCTACGTGAAATAAAGCACGACAACGCTCACCATACAGAGCACGAATAGAAGGTACTTGGGCGACATTGGGGGAGGAGTGCGTACACCTGCCAGTGACTGCTCCGATAGTATTGACTGAACCATGGATTCTTCCTTTACGTTCTAGTTTAAGCCAAGCGTTAGCACCCTCTGCTATCATGCCGATACGCTTCTCAATGAGGAATCGTTCAGCTAACTTAGCAGCAGAAGGGTACTTCAACTTAGAAAGAACAAGCTCATCGATACGAGGTTGCCCACTTGGTGTGGTCTCTTGAGGTTTCCAACCATAGGTCTTAATCAAGCGTTCAGCTATCTGCTGTCTACTTGCTGGGTTGAACTCCTGAAGTTTCACTTTAGATAGCGGAGCACCTTCTATGTAGCCTAGTGTCTTGTTAGAACGCTTAGGTACTTGAATACCAGCATTGACATACCAAGGCTTGAACATACGGATAACTTCCACATCTAACTTCTGTCTAACTTCGGCTAACTCGGAGTACAGTTCTGCTGCATCCTTCACGTTAAACTTAAAGCCAAACTTAACTTGCAACGATATGACAAAAGCAAACCAGTGCTCGAGAACATTAGCCCGTTCGGGAATGTTGAGAGCCTGTAGCTTATGCCAGAGTGCTTCCGTTACTTCAACGTCTTGCCCACAGTAGGCTTGCATCTCTGGTGTCCATTGTTGCCAATCAGACTCTTCTGCAAAGTCTCCTTTTAAAACACCGAGTCGGTAGCCCCAAGCTTTCAAGGCATGAGAACCTCTATAGCGAGGGAGCATCCGACCCTTCTTGATTACACCTATGTCTCTAGTTTCTAAATCGGGGTAACCTATTCGTGACAAGAGCAGTGTGTCCTGCACGTTGTCTATATCGAAAGTGAACTTCGGGTAAAGCTTCTGAATGACAGGTAAGTCATAACCCACGATGTTGTGTCCTGCTATGCAGTCAGCATCCATGAGTATTCTGAGTCCATCAATCACTGGCGTAAAGCCTTCACGATCTGAACAAGATGTTACTTCACCTGTGTCTACATCTTTAATTACAAGTGAATGTATCTTGGTTGCCTCAAAGTAGAGACCGTCCGTTTCAATATCAAATAGTTTAGTACCCATATTAGTTCTCCTCTAGAGTTACTTGGGTGGTGTTTTAGAAGTCAGATTTAAGATCACCTCCTTCATCGAATCCATAATCATCAGCTTCCAGCTTGACCTCATGGAGTAACCCGCTGTCCACGTCATAGCCTAGCGGTATGGTGATACCTGTGGCTTGCCCTGTGTAGCGGTCTTTAAGTATTCTGAATGTTGTAGTCTGTCTCTCAGCTACATCTTCAGCCTGTTGATTTCTTTCCATCCCGAACATAAAAAAACTCCAGAAGCCAATAGCTCGGCTACCTTTGAAGTGACGTATAGATACACGCCCACCTTCTTCATGTGGTTTACCTTCGGGTGTTGTTAAGTGACTCACGTAGTGGACTATCAAGCCCAGCTCATTAGCTAGACCTGCAAGTTCTTTCATGATTTGTTCTAAAGATTCTTTCTCTCTAGTGGTATCAGCCATTGCTGTGAGGTGATCTAAGTAGAAGATCTTCACACCATAAGCTACGTGCATGAACCGCATCTTAGTCTTGATGATGTCCCACTCAGTCTCGCCCCATGAGTCATAGAAGTAGACTTTACCTTTGAGTCCAACTAAGGTTTCTCGTAAGTCTTTTATGTCCCACTCAGCATCAGGTACGTGATAGCGTTTACCATCTACCTTCCCAGCGATACGTCTTCCTGTATCAACAGGTTGTGCTTCCAAGTAGATAGCTCCAACAGGGAGGTTCAATTCATTAACGTCATAAGCAATCTGCTGTGTGAAGAGGTCAGTCTTACCAACCCCTGTACCTGCACCAAAGCCATACACTTCACCATAACGTCTACCGTATGTAGCCTTGGTTAATGTGGGTAAGAACCACGGTATGCCGAGTTCAATAGGCTTCTCAATCTCTTCCAATAACTCATCGATAGCTACGATGCCATCGGGTCTATACTCTTTCGCATTCCAGATAGCTTGTATCACTTCAGCACCGCGCCCTGCTTGGAGCATTTCGTTAGCATCTTTAAGGGGTAACTCAGCAACCTTACCCTTACCTATCGGTAGGAGTTCCAGAACTTTCTCAGTTGCTTCTAAACCTGCTTGATCGTTATCAAACATCAAGATGACTTCATCAAACTTCATGAGCCACTCGATGTTATTACTTATAGCTTTAACTGCAGAAGCAGCCCCAGTAGGTAGAGACACTGTTGCCCATTTGTTGCCTTGGAGTTGGCTGACGGACATACAATCTATCTCACCTTCTGTGACTACTACCTTCTTACCACCTTCCCCCCAGAGATGCTGACCAAAGAGATCTACATCTTTGAAGTCACCCTTGGTTGAGAAAGCTTTATCCCTCCCTCTAATTTTCTGTCCAACTATTTCCCGACCCTTTCGGTAAGGGGCAATCTGTACTTTCTTACCCCCTTGAGTACCAATAGCGTATCCAAACTTCTTACATGTTTCCTCAGTGATACCACGTGCAGAGATGGCCTGTATATCTCCTGAAGGGATTAAACCACTAGCTTTCGTTGTCATAGATTGTCCCTCATATTCACCATCTTCTTTACGCTTCTTGTTGCACACGAAACATGTCCCCCAACCCTCAGAGTTAATGGAATAACCATTGCTCGAAGGGCAGAAAGGGCAGTTAATGTGGTATGTAACCCATTCACTCACCCGTGTCGTCGTCATACAAAATGCTGATAAACATACCTAGAAGGTAGGGGAAGGTGACGGGCGCAATAAGGAAGAAGAAGACGGTGTCTACACCCCTGATGTAATGCCAACCATGGTACTTACCTTGGTCTAAAAGGAAGGCAGCACCGATGATGTAAGTCAGGGCTGCATAACAAGCGAGTACTACGATAAGTGTTTCAATCATAATGGTTCCTAAGCTATTGAGTAACGGGCGTAACGTTGCCCTGTAAGTGTGTTGTGTTCCATAATCGATTTAATCTTATGACCCATCTCTTTCAAGTCACAGATACGTCGAGGCAAAGACATCACGCCGAAGTCCATGAGGGCGCTACGGTGTGTGATTGAATGCCCTGCTGTGAGGTGTTTCAGAATCGTCGTACATTGCGGTGTTAGCTTCTTAGCCGCACCTGCTGTCTTTACGACAGGCTTTACGTCAGCGATAGGTGTTAAGTAGCAGATGTCTACGTGAAAGGTTTCTTCCCCAACCGTGACTAATGCATCAGGGTAATGGGAACGCTTGGCGTAATAATCAATAGCGAGTATGTGGACTTCTACCCCTGAAGCTCGCACCTCGATGGCAGGTAGAGCGCTTTCATATCCGTAGCTGGCTTGTACTGTTGCATGTGCTATCGCTTTGTCACCGATTTGAAAGGGCAGTGGGTGTTTGATTAACTTTGGTTGTGTCATATTTATTACTCACGGTTGTTGTGGCTCTAATAAGAGAAAACCCCCAGAAGAATTAACTCCTGAGGGTTTTTAGTTTTGAGTGTCCAATACTGTGGGGTATTAGATTCCTTCGATATCTAACCAATGTAGAACATCGAATGAAGGACACGCTTTAGGTGCTGCGCCATTGAGAGCTATTAAGTCACAATGCCCCATTACTTTTGTATCTTTGAACGTGTGCTGGAGTACTTCTATTAAATCTTTGAGAGTTACCATCTGTGCATCAGTAAAGTTATTCTCAGGTTTGTTCTCGCTATCAACACCCCCGACTAAGCAGATACCAATACTACGTTTGTTCCAGCCAGAGCCACAGTCTCCTACGTGTGCGCCCGATTTATCCAGAGGTCTACAGCGTTTACCTGCTGCTTCACTCTCTAGTGTTCCACTACGTCTAATAACGTAATGATAGCCGCAGCCGAACCAACCTTTAGCTCGATGCCACTTGTCAATATCTACTGCACCGATGTCACTCTTCGCTTGTGTCGCTGCACAATGAATAATGATGTGGTCTATGTTTCTCATTTTTTAGGTCTCGCTTGTTGTAAAGCAGCTAGGCTCTCCTCGTTGCGTGGCTCTTGTGTCCATGCCTTGGGAATTAATTTATCCGCATAAAGAAAGCCGTGCTTCTGACACCACATCGCGTATGTCGTCTTACTTCCCTTTGATATTTTAGATTTGGAATAGCTAAAGACAAACCGAATGTCTATCTCTGGATGCTGCTCTTTAATTAGTAAGTGTTTCTGGCGGTCAGCCACCATGAACCTACCTTTCGTTTCGACAATCACACCGTTTTCGAGTATCCAATCGGGTGTGTACTTGGCTGATCTGGAGGGTTTTGTGTATGAGATCTTTTCTGTCTCGTATCCAGCTTTAACTTTAAGTTCTTCGAGCTGTATACCTACCTGTTCCTCGAGACCAGAACGATATCCTTGGGCGAACCCTTGGATACCTTTCTGATTCTTGAACACCAGTTAGAAGTCACCTTGGTCATCAAAGGCACTGGCATCTGTGAAAGCCTTCTCGTCAGATTCTTCGTCAGATTCTTCGTCACTACCCTCAGCTGCGAAGCCATAAGTATCTGCAGTACCACCGCCACTACTTGATACAAGTGTTAAAACTTGAGCAGCTTTAAGTCGTAATGAGATACCAGCACCGATGAGTGCGGTATAGAAGGGGATAACTTCAAAGTTAACCATAAGTTCTGAGCCACCC